CCATTTGTAATTGTCGCTTGTAATCCAGATGAGTCAGAAGTACCATAATAAGAAGGTTCTTCTTTTCGTACAATGTTCAAGTCATTAGTTGATATACTAATAACTCTATATTCATATTCATCACCAAAGTTAACTATATCTCCAGCACTTATTCCTGTAGCAGAAGTAACTGAAACTACTGTATCTCCGACACTTGTTGAAGCGTCAGCAACAGTTGTTTTGTTAATTTCTTCGTAAGCAGTAGCAGAAGGACATTGAGAAATACTTAAATTATTTCCCCAATCTCCAGCTGTTCTACTAGCCCACATTCCTACAGAAGCAGAACCGTCAGCATAGTTGTTTTGGTAATCAGTAGTATTTTTTATTACAAACGAACTACCACTTTCAGTTGCGTTTGAAACAGATGAATTCTGTACACGAACTACTTTCAAGTTATTTGAGTATTGCAAGAAGTTTGAGGCACTAAAATAACTCTCAAAATTAGAGTTATCTGGTTTCCCAAACGTTGATACCAAATCAGATTCGCTACCGATACTTATAACTTCATCAAGAGGTCCTTTACTGAAAGTTCCAGCAAAAGCTCCAGAAGAAGATGAAACGGCAGGAATAATTCTTGTTAAGTCTTTTTCCTGTACGAGAACACCTGGTGATACTTGAAATGCCATTAGGTTTTCTCCTTATAATTAGCTAATTAACTTCTTTATATTCACATATTCCGTATGTTTTCATACGACCATAGTCAAATTTCATTACTATGGATATTTATAATAAGCGTAATTTATAACCCTTTTCTAACAACTGGGTGCCAGACTGTACCATATTCATCTACTTCTGGTTTTTCCCATTCAGGTGTTCCATCATCTACAAAACCAAAAGGTGCCATATCTTGCTCTATTAATTTTTCTTGTTCTTCATATAATTGTTGTCTGGCGTTAGTATTAGTCATTTCTTTGAAATAAGGTTGATTGGATAACCATCCAAATAATACAAGGCAAGTCATTAAATCATCATTACAACCTTCTTCTGCCTGCCAAGAATTTGCTTTACGAGCATAAGTTGACATTTCTTCTATGATATTAAAATCATTTATAACCATTTTATCGCCTTCAATTAATGTCTTAATATTAGAACAACCAATTTTTTTAATCTGTTTTGTCATACGAACACCGAAACCAGAACCTCTTCCACTATAACCAGCACCTAATATCTGACCTGCTCTTCCTCTTTGAGTAGTCATTAATAGATTAGGATATTCTAATTCATAGTTTAATGATTCACCTATTTGTTGACCTATATCATTTGTTTCACAAAGAATATCTGCCTTATTATAACCCTTACACGCTTTTTGTATTAAGTGTGGAAACAAAATTGGTTTAACTTCATTACTTCTATATTTGGCAACAACTCTATAAGGCATTTGAGTTACATCAAATATTAAAAATGCTGAATAATCTCTATCTACACCTCTTGCTACATCAACAGTAGCCACATAATTTCTACCATTTACAACTTTTTCAAATACATCTAAACCACCACTTGAAGTTAATGGTGTCATATAAGGTGTTGCTTTAATTTTTACTGGTGAGATTAACGTATCTACTGAACCTAAAAATTCACACTCAAACTCTTGTTGGAATTGTTCCTGTGATGTATTACGTATAGTTGTTTCTTTCCATTTTTCATCTCTACCTGGAACTTCTGACCAATGTACTTCAATTGGTACATAATCATTTCTTTTATTTTCAGCGTCTGTCCATAATTTATAAAACTGATTCATACCGTGAGGTGTTGATACAATAATAACCTTTGTAGTTTTACCAGATGTAATAGTAGGATAAACTGAACTAAAAAATTGTTCAGCAATATTAGCAGGTACGAAAGCAAACTCATCAAGAAATATTATATTAAATGAACCACCTCTTATTGCACTTGAAGATGTAGCAGCCGCTATAATAGTTGATTTATTTTCTAACTCTATATTACCTTTGTTCCAATTGATAACACCTTGTTGTATATATTTTGGTAAGTTTTCATATGCTAATTGTAATCTTCCTAATATATCTCTAGCAGTAGAAGATTTATTGGCAAGAATAGCTATGTTTGAATTTGGATTAAATATTGCATAGTGTAATAAGTATGCAATTGTTGTTGTTGATTTACCTGATTGTCTAGGTAGTTTGCAAATAGTAAATCTTTCTTTATCTATTGTAGTTACAATCTTTTTTTGAAAATCATACATTTTAAAATGCACTAAACCTTCATCTAGGGAAACTATTTTCATAAATTTCTCCATAAAATAGATTGGATTTTCTTTACATTTTTGAAATTCTACAATCTCCTCTTTAGTAAATTCAACTGGTGTATTTACTTTTTTAAGATTAGGATTTCCTAAATATGCGTCATTTGTTATACTCATAATACTATTTATCTGATTCTACTTTAAAAAACCAAACCAACCAGTTATGATATATTTTTCGTGTTCTTTTGATATTTGACCATTATGTACGTGTGTAAAGTCAGTCGGCCAAATCAATGTTAATCCTTTTTTAGCTGGTGATGTTAATTTTTGATATTTAAAATGTGTACCACCATTAGGTACATCATTTAAATAAGTCAGAAAAACTAAATTACGATTTTCGTGGATACTTCCTCGTTCAAAATGCTCAACAAAATAACCACCTCCTGGTGGATAATATTGTATATTAACTCCTTCAACTAAACCCCAAGGTTTAAAATGAGCAAGTTCAGGATATTTCTCTTCGTATAAAGTACAACACTCTTTTAATGCTTGTTTCCACGCCCAATATCTTGGTTCTTTCCAATGTGGATCAATTCCAATATCTATTGAATCTTTATGTTTCTTATTAACACTATAAGGTCCACCTATAACTCCTGGTCTTTGTTCTTGTGGATTTTCTTTGAATAAATTTATTAAACCATCACAAATTTTTGGATCAATATACCAACCACCGATAAAACTTTCTAAAGGTAATTTATGTTCTTTCATTTATTATTACTCCTTCTATATGTGTATACCCTAATTTAATAGCTGCCTGCACTCGTTGACTGCCTCTCCATACACTAAATTCTTTTTCTATATATGGTACGCCCATTGCACCATATCTAGGTACTTCTGATACAATGTGTTCTTTTACTTCTATTGGATAATTTAATGATTCACCATCTAATAATTCTTTTAGTGGTGTCATTGACTTAATATATTTTAAGTCTTTTATTGCGATAGGTCTTTTATTCTTTACTTTCTGATTTGCCGTCAATAGTTTCATTTTCAATTCTCTTTTCTTTTTTAGTTTCCATACTTTGTTTATTCAACATCTTTTGTAATTCTGCTGTTGAACCTACAAATAAAGCATTTTTAATATTAGCATTTGTTTTACCAGGTAGTTCTTTTAAATCTTTTAATTTCTTTTGTAGGTCTTGTAATTTATCAACAGACGTAGCAACTTGTCCTATTAGTTGACCAACAACTTCATATGCTCTAGGGTGTTGACCTTCTTTTGCAATATCTAAAATACCTTGTATTGCCTCTTGACCTTTTTCTATAAGATTATAATAATTTTCTCTACTATAATCATAATCTGTATTAATATCTTTATCTATTTTTATTGCAACTTCACCATTTTTTCTTTGTACTGGAGCTTTAAATTCTTTAGGTGGTTCTAAAGGAGTATCAGTAACTTTATCTTTACCTTCCAAACCTAATATTTCATTAACACTTTCTTCCAATTTACTCATTATTCATCTTCTCCTGTTACTGGATTATATTTCTTTGTATCGTCATAGAAACTAATCTTTGTTGTAAATCCAAAATCATCATCTGCGTCTGCACTTTCAGGATTTGGTATTACTATAATTCTTTCTTCTCTTGATAAAGGAGTATCCGTAGATGTTCCTAAATCTGCTTGTGATTGTCTAATAACTTTACTTTGTGCCATAGGTCCATATAAGTAAGTTTTAGCAGTAAAGTTTAAAGTATATATAACTGCTCTTCGCTTATTAAAATCACCATCATATGTATCTTCATAATTTACTTCATCTAAAACAATAGGCACATCACGTTTAATATTTAATTCTGGTATTGCATTGATAGTAACTGTAAGGTCTGGTTGAAAATAAGGTAATATTTGTTCAACTATTTGTAGTCCATTTTCTGCTGTAGCAGTAAAAGAATAAAGACTAAAACTTACATCATATGGTACTGGTGAATAATTAAAATTATGTACAGTAGAATCAGAAGACCTAACTCTAACTGTTTTCTGCATTTTATTTAATTTTCTATTAGCGTCATACTTTAAACCTGTTAATTCAAATCCCATTCTAGGTAAAGTAATTGCAAAAGTTCTACCTTTATCTAAATTTGCTTGTTGTTCTAATCTTTGTATAAACTTTTCTTTAGGTGCATATGCTAAAGGCACACGCATTCTTTTAGTAACAGCGCCTGTGCTAGATTTCGTCTGTACTATAACGTTATTAAAAATTTGACCGAAGGCAATAGTTAGTCTTCTTAAACTTTGATTATAAAAGTGTTTACCAAACATTACTCATCTATCTCCCCAAACGGATTTCTTTCAGTAAAGTCTAATATATCATCCGCTGTTGATACTGTATCATATCCTGCTTCTGTATTCAAGTCTAAATTATCTGCATAAGGAGATTGTGTCTGTATATTAGATTCTGAATAATCTTCTTTCATTAAGAAAGATGGTTGACCTGTTCCGTGGTCAAAATAATCTTCTAACGTTAATGAACCAGCACCTGTTAATACTTCTTGTCCATATTCCAATGAAACTCTATATGCTAATTGGTCTAATGTATGTGTATCTTCGTGTTGGTCAATATCTTCTTGACCTGTATCAAGTTTCTCACTTGAATATTCCCAACGAGTTACTTTTAATTTATAAACTGGTAAGTTTCCTAATTGATAAAAAGGTTCCTGGTCTTCTACAAATAAAATTTCAAAGAAAGAACTCATTAAAGGAACGTAAATTACATCTCCTTCATTTGGTCTTCCTACAGCAATTAAGTTTGCTTTATTTGCAACTAAATTATCAAAACTTCTTTTTGCAACAACAAGTGTTGTGTCATCTCTAATTTCTAATCCGAATTTACTTATGATTTCTTGTTCACCTGCAAAACCTGTATTGTTTTCAAAATACATTTCTATTGAAAATGAATCGTCAAACTTACTAGTTACATCTTCTCCTAGTATTATATCTTTATTGACTAATGTTCGTGGTAAGTAAAAGACATCCTGACCGTAAATTTTAAGACCTTCAACAATTATATCTTCGTGTAGTCTTTTTTCGGCAGCATTGCCTATGCCTCGTCCACCTTGAAAGTAATGATTAACTGGCATAGCATTATCCTATCATAAAGGTTGGGTTCAATTCGTATTGTGACCTAATTCTGTTTTCTAAATTTTCTATATCTGAAAGTGCTTGTGAATAAATTTCTTGACCGTTTAAAGTAACCCCACCAACCATTTGAACACCGCCAAATTTAGATAAGTTAGCACCCCATTGTTTTTTAAATAAAGCAGTTACATATCTCTTTAAAAATAAATCATCATAAACATCTGTAAATTGTGCTGGGTCTAATTTTCTAAAACACTCTATTACAAGAAATTCATCTACTTGTAAATCATTTTTCCAATCCATATCTATATACAATCTATTGTCGTGTTGATTAAATCTCATTGGTTTTTCACCAACTAATATATGGTCTAAAAAATCTAAATGTCTTAATACAACATCATAATTAATAACAGACGTTGAAGAAAAGTCATATAGGTCATTTAATCTTAATTGATATCTAACATCAAATAAATTTAAATTACCTTTGTTTGAAAATGGAAAAATATTAACTACTGATATAACTGTTTCAGGAACTACAATATAAGCATTATCTTCCAACCAAGTAGATGTTACAGTAGTTGAATCACCATAAGTTTTACTAGCGGTTTCAGTTGAATTTCCTAAAATTCTATCTTTATCTGCTTGAGTATATTTGTATTTTAGATACGTTCTCTTAACACCATCATAGTGATATTGAGCGAAATATTGTAATGCTTCGTCTATTCTATCTTCTAATTGGTCGTCATCTACGTTGATTTCAATGACAGGTTTGCCTAGTGTTCTTAAAGCGTACTGTTTTAACTGTTCTCTGGTTGCTGGTTTTGCCATACTGGTTCCTTTATTGTATATTTATAATAACAATTATATCTTCGGAAACAAATTATCAGTACAGAATACAGTTATATCATCTTCAGGCAATCCAAGGGATCGCATTACTCTAGGGGTGTGTGGATTTTGTTGTTGGTGTTCACAATAGAAGTTTTGTGCTCTTATAACATCTTCTTCCTTTGAATCACTATTATAATGACCAATTTTGTCAAGATAATTTTCTAAATTAGAAGTAGCAAGAGTACAAATTTGTTCTAATTCTCTTTCTTCTGTTATATTACCAGCGGCAATCATACCTGAACTAAAGATTTCCTTTGCCCAATCTGGCAATTCTCTTTCTTTAGATGGTTTATACCACTTTGTTTCTTCTATGAAATATTTTGTTAAGGGATGTTCTTTTAATAATAGAGGACTAAAATCGTGAAAGCAACCTGTTACTTTTTTCTTGCCTGCGATAACATCAAATCCATAAATTGGACCACCATTTGTTAAATTTGGAAATAAACATATGTGTGCCATCCAAAGACCTTTTGTTTCTCTGGCATCCACTACATCTACGTGAGCACGTCTTACACTCATATTAGACCAAGTACGGTTAACCCAAGTATCATTATTAAATCTATCCATACCGTCTTCATTGTATTCTTTACAACGTCTATCAAGTATAGCGATTATATCTTTTTCAAGTTTTATTAATCTTTCCCAAATCATTAATCTCTTCCTTCAATACTAGTTCCTTTGAAAGGATCATTTTCTGTATCTCTATTTTTTTCATCAAATACTTCATTGTTTAAAATTAAAGGTTTAGAAGTATCCATATCGTTCATTTCTTTAAACAATGCTGTAGCACTTGCAAAACAAAATTTGCACTCATTTAAAATATTAAGTTGATAAACATTTAAATAACTGTTTATCATTTCTCTCACTATTCGTTTATAATCTTTTATTTCTTTATGTTTAAATTTGTAATAACGATTAGGTCCTGGTGTTTTTTTCATTATCATTTGACCACCAGATATATCTCCTAAATATCTAGTATAGATATGAGCGTATAATTTTTCTGCGTCTTCTTTGATTGTTTCAATATGAGCAACATAATCTTTTGTACTTTGAGTTATAGTTGGTTTGCCTTCACCTGTCCATAATGCTTTATAATCATAATGTATATGTTCTCCTCTAGGTAAGTTTGGAGTAGTTCTAAATAAAGAATTCTCCATACCATACTTTTCTAGTACAGAATAACATTGTAATTGATTGTAAAGATAAGTTGCGTAAAGATTAGGGTCAATAGAACCAGACATAAGAGTCTTGACAAACTCTTGTCTTTCTGCGTTTTGATGTATT